CAACCATTTCGAGCAAGCCTGCAAGGCGCGCGGGTTCCTACTGTGACCGGCGCTGAGTTTAAGGAGACACGAGCACGCCTCGGCTGGACGCAAAAGCAAACCGCAGAACAGCTAGGCGTAACGCTACGATGCGTTCAAATGTATGAGGCAGGCGACCGCCCTATCTCTAGCCCCGCTGCAAAACTGCTAGGCTTGCTGGCAAGTGGATAAGGCAACACGGGACGCGCGCATTGCCCTACTAGTATACCTCGGCCTCTGGCTGATCTATCTGCTCTAACCTCGACGGGCTGGCCTATTGGTCGGCCCGTCTTTATATTGTCCGCCGTTCAACAACCCTCAGAGGAATGACATGGCCGGACATATCAAGCGGCGCACTATCGCCAGCAATCTCGACAAGGTCGGCGAGCATACGCTGCTAGAAAAGATTGCCAGCGGCATGACGATGGCGGGCCTCGCCCGTGAGCTACGCATCAGCAACCTCTCGCTCTATCATTGGATCAAGCAAGACCCCGACAGGCAAGAGCGGTTCCGACAGGCCCGTGCGCTTGCGGCGGATGCTTGGGCGGAAGAGTGCCTCGACATCGCGGATCAAGCGGACGGTGTCACGGCCAACGCTGACAGGCTGCGCGTAGAAACTAGGAAGTGGCTGGCCGGTGTCACCAACCCTGACAAATACAAGTCGGCCCCTGTCCAAGCGGCGGTGCAAGTGAACGTCAACCAGATGCACCTCGACGCCCTCAAGCAACTCAGCCTTGGCAACGAAGGCACCACCGTTGAGGTCTCTGTGCCGATCAAGCAAGTCGCCTCATCAAACCTCGATGTGGACGACTTGCCCGATCCGAACAGCGACGACATGTGGGATTGACCCCGTTAAGGCGTTAAGGCGTTCCCTGTTAAGCCGCCGGACGCCTTAACTGCCATCGCCTTAACACTTAACACTTCTCGGCCGAAAGCAATATTATTACCCGGTTTGGGGACGCTTATCTCGGCCTTCGGGACACTTCCGGGACACATAGCCCAAAAAAAATCCCTTTATGTTTCAATACTCCGGGACACATGGGACGCTTGGGACACTTATTTCCGAGTTTATACCCCCCAAAAAACTGTTAAGGCGTTTTAGAACGCCCTACCAGAACCGTATGCGGGTATTAACTCAGATTTATGTGTCCCATGTGTCCCGAGGGGCCAAAATCAAGCACTTAAAGTGTCCCGGAAGCGTCCCGTAAGCGTCCCGAGCACCTCTCTAAGCGTCCCCACCCATTTCATCCACAGTCAGGGCCGAAATGAGCCTGTCGAGATACCACCGAGCTTTGTGGAGGTCCTGCACCCCGTTCTTGTATCGGTAGCGCCAGACATACTTCTCGATGTTACCCTTCAGGTAGCCATGGAACTCTTCGCGGCTCATTGAACTCTCAATCGCCTCGATGCACTCCACGCCCCCTTGCCGGTAATGCTCCGGCCGGTTGACCATATCCGTCACAGAAAATCTCCTTCCTCGTCACCATCATCAAACACCACGCGCACACCGAAGAACTCGGACGCCGCATCCTGCCGCAGCGCGTCGATCACCATCTCATCCTCGTCGCCAATGAGAAGCTCCAAACCACGGAACACACGCTTCGTACGTGACGCCCGGTCCTTGGCGATCTCATAGCCCTTGGCTCTCATCTCCGCCGAGAACTTGCGCTGGCTCCAGTCCTTGCCCTTGGCCTCGTTGCTCTGCCGCGCCCAGTCCCGGAAGTCATTGAACGCATCGGTCGTCCCCATTTCGCTGTTGGGATTGACGACGCACCGCTCCTCGATCCAGCGGCCGAGAGCATCCTCGCCCTCAAGATACTCCTGCGTCGCTCGGACAACCACCTCGGGCGGATTCAACCCCTCAGCCAGCCAGAGCTTGGCCCCTTCCACCACCCACGCAAGGATGGCCGGGTATTCCTCCTTCAACTTATCCGGCAGGTCTACATCCTTGCGCACCGGCTTCGTCTCGAACGGGATGAGGTGCATACGCCGCCGCATTGCATCATCCACATTAGTAATCTCCGGCTTCGTATTCCCGGCGATGACGAGCGTGAACTGCGGGTCGAACGTAAACAGGTCCTGCCGCATGAAGCGCGCGCTGATCTTGTCCCCGCCAGTCAGACTCTTGACCTTGGCCTCGTCCCACTTCCTGCTCGGATCAATTTCCTGCGCGTGAACGAGGCGTGCTCCCATGAGAGCAGCCAGCTCAGTCGGATGCCGCTGATTGTTCGACGCCAAGAAAACGTCCGCGCTGGCCACCGCGGCGTAATCGCCAAGGATAGCACCTACCGCGCCAAGGAACGTCCCTTTGCCATTGCCCCCGGAGCCATGCGCAAACGCAAGCACATGCTCCTTCACGCTACCCGTCGCCGAGTAGCCCGCGAGCCTCTGCAAATACGCCTTCAACTCCATGTCCCCGTTGCACGCCTCATTCAGAAACGCGTGCCACTGCGGACAGCCGCGATCAAAATCCACCTCGACGGCAGTCACCTTCGTGCACAGCTTCGAGCGATCATGCGGGTGCAACTCGCCCGTGCGCAGATCGACGATCCCGTTCTTGCAGTTAAGGATATAAATATCCCTGTCCAACTGCTCGGTCGTCACCTGCATCATCGGGTCCGTCTCGGCGATCTGCGCCACGTTGCGCATCACCGGCCACGACGCCACGCGCGACGCCACCCTCTCGCCCTTCGTCGCCGGTGTCACCTTCTGCAACGCCTCGGCCGACGCCTTCGAACAAACACTGCGCGTGAACGCCATGTGCCTCTTGGCCACATCACGCCCCCACTTGACCCCGTCCCAAGCAATCCAGCCCAGCCCACCGGCCACATACCGTATGTCGGACACGTGAAGGCGGGCCAGCCGGCTTGCCAACGCGCTGTCCGAATACTCCACCGGCGTCTCACTATCACTCGCCAGCAAGTCCGAGTAATCCTCATCGTCCGGATCAATCGTATCGAACTCCGTGACCTCAGGTTTCAACCCGAACGCCCGCGCCTTGTCCTCGATCCAATCCCAACCCAACTCATAGGGCGGGTGCATACGGCCGAAGTCCGCCTCGATATTCTCTACCGAATTGACCCCGTCCTCCCACGACAGCGCCCACTCCGTGAACAACGCCAACGCCTCACTCTCATTGTCCGGGCCAGCCGCAGCCTTGATCGCATACCCCATCCGGATATAGTCGTCCCGATCCGGAAAATGCTCAGACGTGTTAGGGACCATTCTAAGGGCCGCTGAGAGCCTTTCCACGCTCGGAGCTACTAGGGTAGCCTGATTGACGTTCGAACGCTCCACGGCCCTCTCAGCGGCCGTGTCGGCATGAATAATCTCGCACCCCGTCATCTCCAGCGTCTCGACAAGGTCCGCAAAGAACTTCTCGACCTGCTCCCTACCCACCTTGCGAAGACAGCGCGGCCCCCGCGCCGTAATATCTTGGTCGAGGGTGTAAGGTTCCTTGGTGACGGGATGCACACCGGCGATCACGTATTGCTGGCCATCGCCGAGAAGCTCGACCAGTTGCTCGACGCCCTTGCCGTCCTTAAACCGCAGCCGCATCCGGCCAATGGCGTCATCGGTGCGATACATGAGGAGCCGCTTGGGCGCCCGGCCGACACGCAGCGGCGCCGCGCCCAGCGCCTTCGTCGCCATGTCCGCGATGATGCGGGCCAAACTCTCGTTCACCACATCAATGTCCAGCGCCGGGTATTTCCCCGCCTTCAAACCGATGTTGGCGTGGCTGCGGTCCCACCTCTCAATATCGTTAGGTGTCGGATCGTATGTCTGCCACGCGTAGCCACCCCACGTGCCCTGAGCGTTCTGCCGGCCGGGCGCCTTGCCCGCTTGGTCCGCTGCGATCTTCGACAACTCCGACAGCGGAGCAGCGGGCGGTATGACGCTGACTAACTCTTTGAAACCAGCCTCATAAAGCTTCTTAAATGTAAGCATGAAGTCCTCTCGTCTTTGGAAATGCCGGGCAAACTGGCACAGAAAGCAGTCGCTTGGCAACACGATTTTTTTTCTTGACTACCTGTGGATGGGTGTGCGAGCGTTAAGGGAGACGAGGAGAAAACATGATTGTTTCCGTTGACTTTGAAACGCGCAGCGCCGTCGATCTGCGCAAGACTGGTGTCTACATCTACGCCGACGATCCTTCGACCGACGTATGGTGCATGGCCTACGCCTTCGACGACGAAGAGCCGAAGGTCTGGACGCCGGGCGACCCCATCGACGTGCGGCTCGAAGACTACATCGTCGAGGGCGGGAAGCTGCGCGCTTGGAACGCCAACTTCGAGCGCGTGATCTGGAACAAGATCATGGTGCCGCGGCACAAGTGGCCGCGCACCGGAGCTTCGCAATGGTTCTGCACGATGGCGCAGGCCAGCGCGATGGGCCTGCCCCGCGCTCTCGGCCAAGCCGCCGACGTTCTCGGCGTGGAGCAGCAGAAGGACAAGTCAGGCCAAGCCCTGATGATGCGCATGGCCCGCCCCCGCCGCACCAACCCCGACGGATCGCACGTGTGGTGGGATACCCCGGACAAGATGGCCGCCCTCATCCGGTATTGCGAACAAGACGTGCGCACGGAGATCGCCGTGGCCGAGCGGCTGGTGGAGATGGACGCGCAAGAGCGCCAAGTCTTTCTGCTTGACCAGCGGATAAATGACCGCGGCGTGATGCTCGACCGTGACCTCTTGAACCGTGTCAGAGTATTGGCGGACAACAGCAAAGAAGAAATCGACGCGGAGATTACACGTCTAACTAAAGGCAAAGTCACCGGCGCAACCAAAGGCGTTGACCTTGTGAAGTGGCTCAATAGTTATGGCGTGCGCACGAAGAGCGTGGATAAGCAGCATGTCGCCGCCTTGTTAGCCCGTGACGACCTGCACCCGGTGATCCGCAAGGTGCTGGAGCTTCGCCAAGATGGGGCCAAGTCCAGCACGGCCAAGCTCGATAGCATGGAGAACGCGGCCGGGCCGGACGACAGGATGCGCGGGCTGCTGGTCTACCACGGCGCAGCCACGGGGCGGTGGAGTGGCAAGCTCGTCCAGCCGCAGAACTTCCCACGCCCTGCGAAGAAGCAGGACGAACTTAATGAAATCATTGCGAAGTTGAAGCGAGGCGAATCTGTTGCCGACCACGGCGCCGGCACGCAGATTGCCTCCGACTTGCTGCGCTCGATGATAATCGCCAAGCCGGGCCACCGTCTGCTCTTCGCGGATTACAGCGCCATTGAAGCGCGTGTGCTGGCGTGGCTGGCGGGGCAGAGCGATCTCGTTGACGACTTTGTGCAAGGGCGCGACGCCTACAAAAGCATGGCCGCAGTTGTGTTCGAGAAAAGCGCGTCGGATGTTACGCCGGAAGAGCGCCAGATTGGCAAGGCTCTTACGCTGGGCTGTGGCTACCAGATGTCGGGCAAACGATTTGCGGAGTTTGCTGGCATCGACACGGACTTGGCGGTTCGCGCGGTCGCAGCGTACCGCGAGAAGAACGACCGGATCGTGGCGTATTGGCGCGACTCCGAGGAGTTGTTTCTTGAAACCGGACGCCAAGCAGAAGCCAACGGAGAGACCTATATGCGCGTACCGCTGGCAAGCGGTCGGTGCCTTACGTACCACAACCCCCGCATTGTGCCGCGTGAGACACCGTGGGGTGAACCCCGCGACACTTTGCAGGTAGACACCTTAAACAGCATGACGCGGCAATGGACGCATCAATTCATGTGGGGCGGCCTCTGTGTCGAGAACGTGGTGCAGGCCACGGCCCGTGACCTGATGGCCGGAGCGATGATGCGGCTGGAGATGGCGGGCTATCCCGTTGTCATGTCCGTGCATGACGAAATCATCTGCGAAGTCCCGGCCGAGCGCGGCGTCCTCGCCGAGATGATTGAACTTATGGTCGAGGTTCCGGCGTGGGCCAAGGGGTGCCCGATTGCGGCAGAAGGAAAGGCGGGCCTGCGCTATGAGAAGTGATGTAAAGATGATCGAGCGCGGCCGGATTGTAGAACACATTCGAAGCACAGGCGAACACATCGTGGCTATGGCTATGGTTAGCCCGGAGATGAACCTAGAGAGGGCCGAGATTATTTGCACGATCCTTGAGGATGTGGCGATTAGTATTGAGGAAGGCGACCACTGGTCGCACGTTAACTGAGGAATACGTAGGTGAAGAGAGAGATTGTTAAGCTGTGCGCGGACCTGTTCGATATTTCTCCGGAGGATTTGCTCAGCAGCAAACGCCGGCAGCGGATCACGCACGCCCGCATGGCGCTCTACGCGGGGTTGCGGAAGCGGGGCTGGTCCTATCCGCGGATTGGTATGTTCTGCAACCGCGACCACTCGACGATCATTTATGGTGTGCGCGCCGCAGAGGAATTGATGCGCCGCTACCCGGCTTACGCTGAAAAAGTTGAGAAAGTTTTTTCTTGGCAGCCGGAAGGATTGGGATTACCACAAGGACAGGAGACAAAATCATGAGCCACGAACCCTTCGACCGCACCGCCAGCATCGCTTGGGCCGTCATTCTCTGCCTGCTGGGCGCGTATCTGATCGCGCTGGGGGCGCTCATCGTATGGCTGCTTTTTTGAACCGAGGAGAAGACCAATGACTGACAAGATTACAATCAACGGAGTTGAGTATGTCCCCGCTAACAGCAAGCCCGCTGGCAATCGTGCTGTGGTCGTGGTGGATCGCGGTTGGATTTTCGCTGGCGATGTGACCCGCGAGAACGGACGCATCCTGCTCACCAACGCCCTGCACGTGTTTAAGTGGGAGAGCGTTGGCTTTGCGGGGATGATTGCAGACCCGAAGAAGGCGAAAGCAGACCTGCGCCCGATTTCAGACGTTGACATCCCTGCTGGGGCTGAAGTGTTCTGTGTCCCCGTCAAGGAAGGCTGGGGACTGTGACGCCCCCCAACTTCATGCCAGTCGGCTACGGCTACGGCTACGGCGACGGCAACGGCAACGGCTACGGCTACGGCGACGGCGACGGCTACGGCGACGGCAACGGCTACGGCTACGGCTACGGCTACGGCTACGGCTACGGCGACGGCGACGGCGACGGCTACGGCTACGGCGACGGCGACGGCTACGGCAACGGCTACGGCTACGGCTACGGCTACGGCTACGGCGACGGCGACGGCTACGGATCGGTCAGCAATAGCGACAAGATTAGGGGGCTGACATGATCCCCGACCGCTACCTAGCCGAGTGGGCCGAGAGGCAAGCCGACTACATGGCCGAGTGCCGCCGCCGCGCATGGATGCGTGAGCATATGCCAGAACTGATGGATGAGGGAGATGAGTGGTGAGTGAGCCTGAATTGAAGGTAGTCGGTGAGATCAAGCCGCCTGATTACCGAGACCCAGTGAAGATGCTGCGCAATCTGGCGGACGACATTGAGAACGACAAGTATGGTGCCGTCCACTCTATCGCCATCGCTACCTTCGGGGACGCAGGGCTAGAAGTCTTTGGTGGGGGCGGCGATAGCGTAGGCCCGACCATCGCGATGTTGTTCCAAGCCGCGTCGATGAAGATGTGCCAAGCCCTCGTGGACTTTGAGAGCGTTGTTGGGGAGACGAGTGGTGAATGAGGAACTGAAACCGTGTCCGTTTTGTGGAGGTGAGGCGCGATTGTATCCCGTCGTTATGCCATTCGATGCCGACTGCGACACCATCACAATTCAGTGCGGTGAATGCGATGCTGTCGGCGCGGATGTGATGGTCGATCAAGACGTTCACACGCAATCCGACTTGCCGAGCCTTAAAGCCGAAGCAATTGCAGCATGGAACTGCCGCACCCCCGCCACCATCGCCGACACCACCGAAGCCCAAGCGGCTGAGATCGAGGAACTCAAAAGCTGGAAGGCGGCAGAGGACGCGCACCACCACGCGATGCGGGCTGAGATCAAGCGGCTGCGGGAGGCAGGCACCAAGTTGGCTGGCTTTGCGGGGCATGACAGCGAGTGCGAGGACGTTACCGGAGCCTACCCCGGCTCTTGCTCCTGCGGATATAGCCGAGCGTGGAAGGCGTGGGGCGCAGCATTAGGAGAGACGGAATGAGCGAAGAACGCACACCCCTCGAACTGGCGATGTTGGCGGCTTGGCTGAATGTCAGGCCCGACCAGATACCTGCCGAGAACAGGGCACAGGCGTGCCCGCACACGATGGCTGCGTGGAAGCGTGTCGGAGAGGCCGCGCTCGAATACCACCGCGCCGCACTGGGGGAGACGAAATGACAGCACCGAAGGTTAACTGGTCGGAGCGGCTACCCAAAGACGTTGCCCGTTGTCTTCTAAACTGGGGAGATAAGAAGACACCCATACCAGACAGTCTTTGGCATGGGAGATATCGCCACTTTATACAGATTATTGACGGCTTCGCCGTCATCCTGACACCAGAAGGGAAGGCTGCACGCGCAGCACTAGGAGAGAGGGAATGACATTCTGTAACGAGCATCCAGTCAAGGCAGTCCGCAAGAACCATTTTTGCGAAGGCTGCGGGAAATACGTTCTGATCGGTGAACCAGCCATTAGATGGACCGGCATAGGCGAGGGAGGCTTCGCCAGCGTTGTATACCATCCCGATTGCCGTGAGGCAGAAATCTTCCTGAACAGGGAGATAAACAGTTGCGACTGGTATCGGCTGGAAAGCTTCGAGGAAGATGACTGGCCTTGGCTGATGGACAAGTTCCCGGCTGTTGCAGCGCGCTTCAACATCACGCCTGAACGCTACAAGGAATATCAGGAACGCTATGCGGCTAGGTGGGCCGCACTGGGAGAGACGGAATGACAACACCGAAAGCGCATTGGTCAGAGAAAGAGCAGCAATACTGGGTACGCGACCCCAATGGTGGGGTGCTGTGGTTCGACAGTGTGCTCGACGCGCAGGCCGCTGCCCGCCAGATCGAGATCGACATCGCCGTGAAGGCCGAGCGCGAAGCGATTGTGGCGTGGCTGCTGGCCGAAATAAGCGATTACCCTAGAAGCGAGTATTCCGGTTTTTGCGCGATGATCGCGGATAGCATCAAGGACGAGGAGCATCTGAAATGACTGACAAGCTGACCCTCGACGCGTGGCCTATGTCCACACGCACACCGGAAACGAAGCTGACCGTTGACGGCTCGTTTGTGGGCGGCATCGCAAAACAACAGTCGCCCTCGATCACGTTCTTCTCAAACACAAGGCCGGTGCTGACTATCCAGCCCTCCGGCAAGATCGAACTGGGGGAGGACGCAGACCCGACCGAGGCTGCGGCGCAGTGCATTCAGGCGATGGACGCTATGATCCAAAACATGATCGACAACGCCGTGAAGGCCGAGCGCGAAGCCATCATCAAGTGGCTCAACAAGCACGGGATGCGGCAGGTGGCCATGATGCTTGAGAGGGAGGAGCATCTGAAATGACCGACGTAGCATCTATCCTCGCCTGCTACCGCAGCGGGCAGATCAGTGAAGCGGAGATGGTGGACATCTGCCGCGAGTGGCCCGAGGTCGAGGTCGCTTTACGGGAAACGGAGCGATAATGTTTGATCCTGATTACGAGGAATCACTTAGCAACAGGTACGCCCCGGAGGGGTGGGGGGCGGACCTCGGAACGCCAAGCCACTACCGCCCGCTTGCGGGCGGGGAATATCTTACTGCGCATATGGTCCCGAAACTTTGGGACGAAATCCGCGCTATCCAAGACCGCAAGAACAGGAGAGTGAAGACATGGCTGGTGAAATAGCCCACGCGTCTTTCGGCGCGTCGAACTCGAAACGGCGCATGGCTTGCCCCGGCAGCCTCAAAGCCGAGGAGCGGTTCCCCGACGAGAGCAGCCCCTTCGCCGAACTCGGCACGGCCGCGCACGAACTGGGCGAGCACTGTCTTCGTGAGGGGATAGAAGACGTAGCCCTGTGCATCGGCGGCTCATTCAACGATCATGTTGTCGATGACAACATGGCCGCCGCGGTGCAGACTTACGTCAACTACGTCCGCGCAGTCGAGGCCGAGGAGGCGCCGGCGCTGGTGCGCCTTGAGCAACGCTTCAGTCTTGAAGCTCTCGACCCGCCGATGCCGATGTTCGGCACGAGCGACTGCACTATCTACGGCAAGGAGACGGGCAACCTCTGGATCATCGACTACAAGCACGGACAAGGCGTCGCCGTCGATGTCGAGGACAACGCTCAGTTAAAATACTACGCGCTGGGCGCCGTGCTGAAGATCGGGGCCAAAGCGCCTATCAATCAAGTTCACACCGCTATCGTGCAACCCCGCGCCCAGCACCGTGACGGTTCGATCCGCGTCTACTCCTACACGAAGGATGAGATACTCGACTTCGGCACGGACTTGATCGACGCCGCGCACGCTGCGCTGAAGCCCGACGCCCCGCTTATTCCCGGCGACCACTGCCAGTTCTGCAAGGCGTCCGGCACGTGTTCGGCTCTGCGCCGGGGCGCGCTGGCTGTGGCGCAGGATGAGTTCGGCGCGGTGCGCGTAGCCGATGACATCACGCCGGAGGAAGTCGCGGCCTACATGGACAAGATTCCGCTCATCGAAGAGTGGATCAAATCCATCCGCCGCCATGCCAACGCGCTGCTTGAAGCGGGCGAGACTGTGCCGGGCTTCAAACTGGTGGAGCGCCGCCCGACGCGGCGCTGGAAGAACGAAGAGGAGTTGCTCGAATGGGCGGCTTCCGAGAATCTGGAGGACGAGGAGATTTTCGAGAAGAAGATCAAGTCGCCCGCTCAGATCGAGAAGATCGTGGGCAAGAAGAATGTCCCCGCTCATCTCGTCATGTCAGTGTCGTCCGGCCTTTCGATGGTCCGCGACACCGACGCCCGACCGTCGGCCGCCCTTCTGGCGTCTGACGAATTTACCGTAAACGAGTGAACAAGGAACTACGTATGAGCAAAGTTATTACCCCCGAAGCCGTCATCAGCTACCCCCACATCTTTGAACCGCAGACGCCTCCGGGCGCGAGCGAGCCGGTCTATAGCTGCGCCCTCGTCTTCAAGGACGACGTGGACATTACCGACATGAAGGCCGCCGTGATGGCTGTCGCCAAGGAGAAGTGGGGCGACAAGACGCGCGACATGATTAAGGCCGGCAAAATCCGGATGCCGTTCCGCGAAGATGCCGTGGACAAGGGCTACCCGGAGGGTTCGGTCTTCGTCAATGTCAAGTCGAAGCAGGCGCCCGGCGTCGTGTCGATCTACGCTGGGCCGGACGGCAAGCCGGCCATCATCACCGACCCGAAGGAAATCTATCCGGGTGCGGTGGTGAAGGCGTCGCTGCGGGCCTACGCCTACAGCGTCAACGGCAACAACGGCGTGGCGTTTAGCCTCGGCAATCTTCAGAAGATCAAGGACGGCCCCCGTATGGACGGGCGTCTGTCTGCGGCGGACGAGTTCACTGCGGAGGCTAAGCCGACCGCAGACATCTCGGACCTCGACGATCTGCTGTAAGTGATAGGGGCCGGGGGCGGGTTGGGCCGCCCTCGGTTTCCTTCTCCTAAAAGCCGTGATATGAAAAGGGCCGGCGGACTCCACATCCGCCAGCCCAACATCAACTGCTAGACAGGAGCAGCCAATGCCTAAGCACACTATGACCGCTGAAGAAGCGCGTCAACTCTTCTCCTACAATCCGGAAACTGGCGAACTTACTTGGCGTGTGTCGCGCCGTGGGGTTCGACAGGATAGGCGCGCAGGAAATATCCGCCATGATGGCTACGCCGTTGTTTTCGTGAGCGGACGGGTGTACTTGGCACACCGCCTTATTTGGGCGGTCGTCACCGGGTCATGGCCTAATACAGGTATCGACCATATCAATGGATCGCGCGGCGATAATCGCTGGACGAATCTTAGGTTAGCGTCGAAAGCCGAGAACGGGAGAAACCGAGGCGCCCAGTCTAACAATACTTCTGGATTCAAAGGAGTATCGCGTAACAAGAAACGATGGTCGGCCAGCATACATCTAGACGGGCGAAAGCAACATCTGGGGACTTACGACACTCCCGAAGAAGCACACGCCGCGTATTGCAAATCGTCAGCCGAACATCACGGCGAGTTCGCCAACTTCGGCTAGTCTAGAACTTCGCTAATCATTTTAGCTTTGTTGGTGAGAACGCGGGACACAACCTCGTCCACTGAGTTGGCCAGAGAAAACACGCGGGTAAATACGGGGCGCGTTTGTCCGATACGGTGGGCGCGCTTCGCCGCTTGAGCGTTGGTGGAGTCGGTCCAATCCAACTCGGCAAACACAACTTGGTTGGCCGCAGTCAGCGTAATCGCCGTTGAGCAGGCCGTGATCTGGCCGATAAAGACGCGGCACTCTTTGTCGTTCTGGAAGCGGTCGATCTCTTCTTGGCGTTCGCCCGCTGTCATACCGCCCACGATGTACGCCGGATTGAACTCGGCCAGCCCTTCGCGCAACGCTTCGAGCGCAGCCGTATGGTAGGCGAAGACTATAACCTTTTCGTAAGCGTTGTCTTCTAACTCCGCCGCTAGCTGCGCCGCTATAGGCTTCGCCTTGGCCAGCGCGGTGAGCCGCCTTAGCGACGCCATGTGCGGTGCGATCTCGCCCAGCTTGTCGGACAAGTCGCCCTGCGTGACGGCGTTTTCGATGATGAGGGATATAGCCTTTTGTTCTCGTTCATCGGTAACGGCCTTGGCGTCGCTCCATCCGGATACTTCTAGAGATGCTTCGCCCCACACTAGCGGCGGGAGGTCTTTCAACACCGTCTCCGCCCGACGGCGCAGCATGATAGACTTGAGGATAGTCTTGAACTCGCCGATGCGTTCCGGCTTGTTGCCGAGGATTTTTAGGCCGAACTGTCCCGACCACGTGCGGCAGAAATACAGCGTGTAGTCTGTGAAGTTTAGCGGGTATTGCCAGATGGCTCGAAGGTGGGTCCAAAAGTCAGCGAGGCTATTGGAGAATGGCGTTCCCGACAACAGCCACACGCGATCCGCAAACTTCACTAGCCCATCGCCGCGGCAATGTGGCCCGTAAAGATACTTCGTGCGTTTTGCTTGGCGGTTCTTAAGCGCGTGGCACTCATCGAGGACGAGAACGTCTGGCTCAAACGCGGCGATCAGGCTGCGTACCTCCTTCGACTGCGTCATCTTGTCGTAAGAGTAGACTATCACTTCGCGCTCGACGCGACCCCACTTCTCGAACTCGCGCCGCCAGTTTATCTTGGCGATGGCCGGGCAGATCACGACAACCTTCTTGAGTTCGAGCGCGTCACACGCCGCG